CTGTTTTGAAGTGTCAACTTTCGCATATTCATAGCCAAATGTGCGAGGATTTAGGACCAACGCATCGCCATACTGAAAAGCTTTTGCCTTATCAAAATACCATGGAATACTTGCAACCACTGCTCTTGATATTTTCTGCTCGACGTCTTGCGTAAACTTTTCAAAGATGCTTTCTAACACATAGTGGCACGCTGCAACTATATAAAAAAGCAAGTTTTCTAAACTCACTGCAGAAAAGCAATCAGCAAAACGAGTTTTGCCTGGTGAAATCCCATAAGCATCACGAATTGCTTCATCTTGCATAAATGCATCTGTCATTGTACGCTTTATTTCAGATATAGATCTTGCCATTACTTAAATGATGAATTAAAGATTTTATTAAAGATTCCCTGTCTAGCTTTTGAACGTGAATCGTAAGCAGTTGCAGGTGATATTGAATGCACCTTGCAATACTTCTGCAACACCTTATTATATATATGCTGGTGAAGTTGTAGCTTTGTGCCAGGCTTTGGTGTTTCGCTTACGCTTTGACCATTATCCAGTGAAAGCTTTACAACTGCTTCCAAACATCCATATTCTTGGATTGCTACATCTGCTAGGGTTTGACCATTTTTCGCAAGAACTTCCATAAGTTTCTTGATTTATATATTACATAGGCTATCACTAATAGAGCTATCATTATTGCTATTATTCGAGCAAAATTCGCAAGCGTGAAGTCGTGTGTAACTGTTTCTTTCTTTTTTATTCCTATAACATTCTTCTGCTTTTGCGTTCGCTCCTGGCGTACATTTTGCTCTGTATTTTTAATGTCCGTCTTGCGCTGCCTATCGTGAAATAAAAACCTCTCTTTCGATAGCAGTTTTCCTACATCATTGTAGACTAATACCACCGAATCTCGAACGACGATTGAATCGAAATAGGATGTAAGGTTTTTTACCACAAATGAATCACGCAGCACTACTGAATCTCGCACAACCGTTGTATGCGTTTCTGCTGCTACTAGCTTTTTTGAACTGCAACATCCTGTAGTGAGGAATAAAAGCAGTAAGTAGATTAGATGTCTCATGTTTTATAAGTTTTTATATTCAACTTTAGCATCGAAACAAGGACACGCTTTGATACGCTCCCAAGGGTCTACAATGCCGTTTTTATTTGTATCTGGCGAAAAGTCTCTGTGTCCCTGAATAATAGCATTTGGGTACTTTTTCTTAAGTGCTTTTAAAAGCAATAAGAGTGACTTTTTTTGCTCTTCAGTTCTATTGTCTACTGGCTTTCCGTTAGCGTCAATTCCACCGATATAAGCAACGTTTATAAGATTTGAATTAAATCCTTTTACACCATTACTCACTTCTTCTTCTGGAAGGGTATTAAAGACCTTTCCGTTCACATCCACGATATGGTGGTAGCCAGGCTTTGACCAGCCTTTTCTTTTAAACTCAAGTAAGAGTTCTTTAATAGTTGCATGCTGACTGCTTGCTGTGCAGTGTACAGCTATGTATTTAATATTTCTCATGTTCATGTTCTTGTTCTTCTTTCTTTATTTCTTTTTCAACAAACGTCTTGATATCGCCATACTTCGAGTTAATGTAAGCTTTAATGCCGAACACTGAACCAGCGTAAACAAGGCATTGACCAACATACCATAACACAGAATCTTTCAAGTCGTAATTGTTGAAGAAAAAGCACAAAAAAACCAGACAAACGCCACTAGCAAGCATGCCTAGAGCACTGCCGTATTGTATCCATTCTTTCGTATTCTTTTGCATAATTTCCTCCTTTCTTTCTTTTTAGTAACTTGCATTAATTTCAATTCCTCGTGTAGTTATTCTCACCTTATCTACATTCTGATTATCAAGTTCTAATTGCTCTCTGATTCGACTTCTCCAGTAAAGGATATCGTTATCTAAAAGCATATCTTCGATGCCAACGCCAACCTCTGGACGTTCTTTTAGCTCTCCTTGATGAAGCACCAATATTAACGCTTGATTTTGCCTAAGCGTGTCGCCCAAATGTAAGCCTGAAAGTATTTTGCCTTCATCGTCAAACTTTGGCTGTACATCTATCTCGAAGTTATTTAATTTTATAGCTCTCATCAATGTTTTATTTTTTCATCCTCATAATCTGCTCTTTGTAGTTGCTTCGCAGTTGTTGTCGGTGATGTTGTCGGTCCGTTTGGCGCAGTATGCGTGTGCGAATTAAAGACTTGAACTAGCTCATTAAGCTTTGCTGTTAAGGCTTCAATGTTAATTAGACCGCCAAGTTTTCCACCGTTAATAGTGATGCTCTCTGCAACATCTACAGCTACTACTACAAGGTTTGTCATATCGCCTGAAAGACTTGCAAGGATGACTGCTGAACCAATTGCAGGAGTTATTAGTATTTGTGTTTCTTCTTGCTTTTCAGAAGCACGAAGGCGAACGTCTGAAACGGTTAAACTACCTATTTCAACAGTGCATGTAACACCGCTAACTTCTTTCACAATTCCTTGCAAAATTGTAACATGACTACCTCCTGATGATGCCTGTTTAATTAGCGTTGCGAGTTCTTTATACTGATCCATATTAGCTTAATCTATATCCTAGTTCAACTTTGCGTTTTCCTCCACCTTCTGAAAATTCAGTGGTCACCGACCTCACGAAATAAGTACCATCTTTGTAGGTATAATCGCCATCGTGAATACTTGCTGTATCACCAGGATTGCATTCAGGGATTAGCCACGTTGTAATGCTGCCATCATATCCATCAAACGTGCGTCTTTTTACTTCTGCTTCTCCTCTTGCTTTCATACTTGCGGTGTCTGATGCGTGGCACTTCACTTCCACTTTTTCTCCACCTGTAGATCCTACTTCAATTTCTTTTACTTTGCCATCAGGCATAATGGCTTTTACAACGACTTTCACCTTCTTATCTTCTGCTCGTTTAAAAGATAGCTCTGCTTCTTCAATGTTCACGGCAAAATCGTAAAAACGCTCTTTGCCTACAACTTCGCCTGGCGGATGTATATGCAATACACCATCTTTTAAATAGATGTCTGCTCCGCATTCTTCTTGCACTTTTTTTAGAACGTCATAACCTGTAGCATCTCGAATGACAAACTTATCGTAAACCCATGTATAGCTACAATCTATTTTGTAGTTTTTGCCTATACCTTTTACAACTTTTGAAAGCAAGTCACTAAGTGAAATCTTCTTGAGTTCCTCGTTTGGCAAATCCTTTCTAAACTGAAACAAATCATCTTCGCAGAATAGTTTAATGCTTCCACCATCTGTTGAAATTCTTTGCAAATAGCCTTTAAACTCTTCTTTGATTCCAACTTCTTTATAGCCTATACTAACGCTCACTTCATCGCCTCGTTTGATTTGCTCTTCTATCTCTAAAGCTTTATTCAATCTAGCAGCAGGAAGGACAATCTCGCAAGTGTCTGCAAGCAACTCTACACTCTTGTGGATGGTGATGCTGTCTACCATTCCAAGGTAGAACTCGCCTATTTTTACTTCGAAGTCTAAAGTGTACATAGTTTCAGGTTATTTGTTTCGCAATCCGTTATATTCTTCACGTCCTAAAAGCAGTTTATAGTCGTTGTCCGAAACTGCCTTTATACTATAGTTTTGATTCTCTGTTCCACTAGTAAAAGGCAACTCCCATTCTTCAATTACGATATGGTTTATGCCGAAAATCTCCAGTAGTGGTGAAAGACAAGAAACAGATGCTGCTTCGCAATGCTTTCGCAATTTTGATACGTCTTGCTCGGGGTATTTGCCATCAGTTGAAATCAAAACACCTTCGATTGTTATCTCATAATCATCCTGCGCCCATCTTTCTTTAATGCTACCACGAACACTACCTTTGTTCACATTGCGCTTTTTAATGATGTTTTTACCAGTGATACTAATCATGGGTTCGAAAGGAAGTAGCCATGACTTTGCGCCTGGTTCTTCAATTCTAAGTTCAAGTGGCATTGCCATTGGAATGCCAAGTGCGTTTGTTCGCACCATGTCCTCCAATTCTTCATCACTTAAAGCTTTAATGCTGTCGTAGTCTTCGCTATCAACATTCGCTATTCCAATCTCACGAAAAAGCCAATAAGGGGGCACTTTGCCTCCGATAATTCGAAGTGCAAGGTTTTCAAGTACAAAGCGATGAGCCTTGTTATTCACCTTTAGAGGTAAACCTTTATCTAAAATCTCTCTATACTCCATTAGCCTCTATCTGTTGATGTTGCTATCGCAAGTGAACGATTAATGCATTGTACAACTACTCTTTCAAGTTCTGCAGTGTCTGCTTTATCTGACATGTGAACATGGATGGTATCAAAGAATTTAGAAATGTTCATGGTGATAGCGGTTGAACGCTTTCCTCCTGTTGCTATTTCTTCTGCTGATTTTCCATGTTTGCCCTTCTTGCCTTTTTTGCCTTTACCTTTCTTGCCTTCACCGAAAACTACTTCGTTACTTGTTGTTTTTGCAGAACCTTTTATTTCTGGCTCTGCAATCTCAGACTTGCTTTCAGCTTTCGCTTTATCTTTTGCTCTCTCATTCTTTAGGTTCTTATTGAAATTAGCACCTATATTAGTTGCTGTATCATAAGTTGAGATATAAGCTTTTTTGAAAGCGTTATAACCGCTTATTTGCTTAATACCATCAGAGAATGAATCCGCTGCACCTTTGAAATCACCTTTAAATAACTTATAAAGTGATGTTGCAACGCTACCTAAGCCTTTTACCAAGTCGGTAATTCTATCAATCAAGAAGTCTTTTAAGATATTTCCAAATTGCTTAATGGTGTCCCACATGGTGATCAAGAAGGCACGAAAGCCTGCAAACTTAACCCAAGCATATCCAATGGCTGCTACAAGTGCTACTACTGCAGTAATCACAAATCCTATTGGGTTTACCGTCATGGCGGCGTTCAACGCCCATTGAACTGTAGTCCAAATAACCGTTGCTGCCTGGCAAAGTTTTGAAACAACCAAATAAGCTGCTAACGCTGCATTGTAGACTTTCCACATGGTAAAGATTGCTAGCACAACACCTCCAAGTATTGCTAATTCAGTTTTGAACTTCATCACAAACTTTATACATGCACCAAATGCCCTGAACACCATCTGTAATCCATTTGTGATAGTTGGAATGATAGCTGTTATTTGATCAACCAATTCACCAATAGGGCTGTTTATACCTTTTGAAAGTTCTTCAGCACTTGTTACAACTGTATCTTGAAGAGTTGAAAGCTTACCTTCTAGCGTTTGGCTTTTAGCTTCCATCATGCCGTGGAACTTTCCTCCTTCACCAGTTGCATGTGCAATTGCTTGCGCTACATTCTCTGCGGTGATTTGACCTTTAGACATCATGTCTTTAAGATCAGAAACAGATTTACCTGTCATCGTTGAAAGCTCCTGAATGGGGTTAAATCCTGCATTAATGAACTGCAATAAATCTTGACCCATCAAGTAACCTGTAGATGAAACTTGACCCATTACAAGTGAAAGAGAAGCAAACTTATCTTTGTTACCACCTGAGATATCGCCTAACTGCTTCATCAGTGGCAAAACCTTTTCAGTTGAAACACCGAAATTAAGCATCTGCTGTGCACCCTCGACGAGTTCCATTTTACCGAATGGCGAATGGTTCGCAAAGTCGCCTATTTCTTTAAGCATTGCACCTGCTTTACTTTCATCTCCAACAAGTGTTTTAAACGCTACAGCGGTGCTCTCGGCTTGCGCTCCAAGACGTGAAACTGCACCGATACCAGCGCCGATGAGCGTTGTAGGATTCATTAAGAATGCCATACCTGGAATGCTCATCAAGCCAGACTTGAAAGAACTAAAATTAAATGTCTTTGTAAGTGCGTTTTTCGCCTCCAAAGATTTTAATTTTATGTTATCAAGCTGTTTTTCGCAAAGGCGAGCCGTTGCCAAAGTATTACCTGGCGTTGCGGTTATCTTGATTAAAAATTTTAAAACATTATCCATCCTTTTCTAGCTTTCTTATTTCACTCAGATTTTTTATCGTTTGCGCCCAAACTTCGTCGGGCATTTCGTTGGGTTCTATCGAAAGGTAATAACGAAGAACGGTGTCCCAAAATAGGATATCTACACCATCTGAAGTATCTACCTCAGCATCTTCTAGAGCTTTTTTATTTCTGCTTCTTTCACCTCCAAGATGTCTTGCATCTTTTGAATTGCTGCCAAGAACAAAGAGTCATCCTCTTTAATTTCCTCATCGCCTGCAACCCATAAGGCATTCAGCATTACTTCGCTCATCTTAACAGGATCTTTGACAGCTGAAGCATAAGATAAATCCTTACGAGTTGGACGATGCAAAATGCAACTCTTATCTTCTACTGTTATCTCGAAAAGCTCACCATGTTTAGCTTTCCACTCTTTAATTTGCTCTTTTGTAAACTTCATCTTTTACGCTTGTTTTTTGTTTAAAAAAATGAATGGAATTGTCTTTTCAAGGTTCTTATCTCCTTGCTTCCACTCTGTATTATCTTCTGTAAATTCTACACCGATAAGAATGTCTGTTGTCATTGCGTCGCCTTGCGAGGGGTCGCCATAAGCAACGACGATGTCTATCGACGTGTTCAAAATATCACCTTTAGCAGCTTCACGCAGTGCCAAATATTCACTTTGCACAAGGCTAATTTCACCGCTGTAATCGTAATTACCACGCTGTACAGAGTGAGGCTTATTACCTTTTGCGTGAAGCAATTCCTTTTCACGTTTGATATTGTACTTGATACCACGCAAGCCAGTGATATTGCGTCCACCCATTACAACTGTAATGTCCGCCCATTCATATTCTCTAGAGTTAAACATATCTTTTTCAAGTTTTATAGCAAGGTAGAAATTAATCTACCTTGCATTATTTTACTTTTTACCTTTTGCCTTTCCACTTTCTTCAACTAAGAAGCCTAGGTTCACGTCGATAAAGCGTGAATAACCAAATGGTCTAACTTTGATAGTTACGTTGATTTTGCTAGTTGCAAGAACATTCTGCGAAGCATCAATGAAAGCTTTGCAACCTTCGCCTGCTTCTGTTGCAGACAATTCACCTGCAGCAGTCATTGCACGATTGATGGCGTTCTCAATTTCTTGCTGCCAAGCCATCACAACGCCTTGATGAAGAGTGCCATCTTCATTCACTGTGAGCTCATCTAACATGAAGTTAAGAAGTGCATTATATCCAATTCGATAAGCCTTATCAATGGTTCTGCGTGCTGTTAGGTGCGAATAGTCGTCGGTTTGCTCGCAAGCCATCTGATCATCGACAAAATAGTAACCACTTTTGCCGACATACTTTCTTGGAGTGATGTAGCCAGCGTCGTACAAATCAGAAACAAGACCGAATGATTCTTCCACGGTGTTTTCACCAAGATACATCTCAAGAGGGAATAGCGAACCATCTTTCACACGTCCAACGTTACGTTGAACAGGGATAATTGCTAGCTTTCCTGCAAGAGTTCCAATGGCAGCACCTTCTGAAGATTTAAGGGTATCGCCAATAAGAACTGCTACACGGTTGTATTTCTCTTTTCGCAAAGATTTAGGTTTTGTACCTTTAAATCCACGACCTTCAAGAACTACGAAAAGAGGTGCAAAAAGACTCTCGGTTGCCCACTCTGCAAGTTGCTGCGCCTTTGGCAAAGCTGTAAAAACATCTTCATCAAGTCCTTGCGTTGTAGCTGTTGCTTCTCGTCCATCACCTGCTACAAAGATGCCACGAAGAGCACCATTTTCAGAGGTGATCAACTCTCTAATTACACCGCTTTCTTTATCGCAAAGCTCAGTGAATGTTTTGGTTTTGTCCACGCCAAATACAATCACCTTTGTGCCTTCTGAT